CGCGTCGTCGCGCGGCGTCCCCGCTACGACGATGGCCGGGTCGACGTGCAACTGGTCATCCTTGACCCGCTGGTGGTCGTCTGCCCCGCGTGCGTCATCGACAGCATCGCGGGAACGACGCTGACGCTGTCGACGACAGACCCAGCGAGCACGTCGACGCCTGCAAACGACTTCATCGTCGGCGTTGGCGTGCGCATCTTCGATCGCAGCGCCAACACGTCGCACACAACCAGTGTGTCAAGCATCCCTGCGACGAACCAACTTGTGATCGGATCGGCGCCCGGCTTCACGATCGAGAACGGGGTCGACTATGTCGTGCTGTCGCCGTACCACGGCAGCACGTCGACCGGCGCCGCGTCGTCGACGGGCTACACGCTGTCGGAGATGGCGATCACAGTGCCGAACATCACAGGCAGCCTTGTCGCGCCAGCCAGCGGCGTGATCAACAACCAACCACGGTGGCGATAACATGCCCCTCGGATCACGGACACGCGAAGTCGCCAAGGACGCGATCATCACCGAGCGATGGCAAGACAACTTGCGGCAGGACGTCATCGAGGTGCAGGACCGACTGACCAACGTCAACGGCTTGTTCACGTCGACGACTATCAATCACACGGGCGGCGGCCGCGGGTGTCCTTTGCACCTGCCGATGACCTCGCAGCGCATTGGCCGTTCTATTGAGCTGACGTCGACGGACACCGCGGATACGTTTTACATCCTCGCCCTGCCGATCTTTATCCCGGCCGGCAGCCAGCAACAGCACATCCTCGAGGTCGACTGCCTGCGACGTGGCGACGCTGTCAGCGATGCGGTGTTTGTCGAGGTCCGCAACACATCGTGGACGCTGACCGCGGGCCCTACGCCGATGGTCACCGCGACGGACACGGGCACTGTCTCTGGCGTGCAGCGGCTTTCGCTGACGCTCGGGACGGGCTGGCAATATCTCCTCGTCTATCGCCGGCTGCTGCCAGGTGCGCAGACCCTCGACACGCTGGTGGGCTGGCGCCTGTATCCCGATTACGCCTTCGCAGGCGAGTCCAATGGGCTGCTTCCCGTGACAACGACGGCCGGCGGATCGCCATATCCTGCACTGACGACACTGACGCCGACGACAGTGGCGCAAAACCAGATCGGCAGCGGCGAGACACAAGAAGGCGTGGGGTCGTTCGCCCGGCCGCTGAATGCGTTTGTTTTGACGCGGATCAACCGCATGATCGGCACGCTGTGGGAATTTATGACCGGCGCCCCGGTGCCGGGAAACAGTGCGCTAACGACGACGACGACGCGCGATCTGAATCAAGCAAATTTCACCACCGAGCCGTCGATCGACTTCCCGATCGCGTGCGTCGCCCTCGGGTCCTACCCGACGACGGGGACGGCAAAAGGCGGCTGGCTTGGCACTTATGGTGCGTCCCCGACGCAGGGGCCGACGCAGTGGGTGCGCTACCCGCTGACGCAGAACACAGCCACAACGATCAACCTGACGTATCTGCGTCAGTGGATGCCGCCCTTCGCCACAGGCGCGTCAAGCAAACTGCGATGCGAGATCCTGTGCGCCAAGTATCAGGCGGCGGACACGCTCACCAATTGGCGCTTTACCGTGAACGAAGCGACGGCGGGCAATTCGTCGACGGTGGCGCTGACGCAGATCGGGGCCACGGACTACTTCGTCGCCAGCATCACCGACGTACGCTTCACTGCGGGCGCAGAAAACTACTTCACGCTCCTGTTGACGTCGACGACGACAGCGGCCCCACTGACGCAAGAGCTGATCGTCCTTGGCTTCACGCTCGCCTTTGATCCTTGAGGTCACGATGCCGCCACTGCAAAAGATCGTGTCGTCCGAATGGCTGACGCAGGCGCAGGTCAAAGGGACAGCGCCGGCCAAGGCGCAGATCGCGGCGTCGCTGGCTGGGCGCGTGCGCTACCTGTACGAGCTCGCCACGGGCGAGCCCTTCTTCGTCGACGGTCCTGCCACGCCGCTAAACCCGCAAGGACTCATGGGCATCGACCACAGCGGGCCACCGTGGGGCAACGCCTTCCCGCATCCTATCTGGACCGCCGACGGCCACCTCGGCGGCAGCGCGGACATCTATGGCGAGTCGGTGGTGGTCTCTGTCCCGTCCTCGTCGACAGTGACCATCATCGCCCGCTTCGTTGTGCGTCCGTTCCAACTGTCCCCACTGGTCCCCTATTCCCGCGCCCGCCTGGCGGCCGTCGGTCGCACGGCGGGGGGCGCCGCTGTCACCACGTCGGCGACCTTCCGCGTGTACGACGGCGTCGGTACGGATTCACCATCGCGCACCACAACGATGACGTCGACGGCGGGGGCAATCGCTGGGCTGGCGGGCAACGTGTACGCCAACATCGAATGGATCAAGCGGCGCGACCCCGAGCCCACGGAGGCGCGGTGGGTGACGCTGGAGCGCCGCATTGAGATCACCGAGACGAGCGGCGCGGGCAGCATCGACATCATAGCGATATCGCTCAACCAGACGGTCCGTCGCGGTCACTGACGGCGTCCGACACAATGCGCAGCAACCTGCGCAGGCGTGCGACCTCACGTCGCAGCGCCGCGGCTTGCGCCTTCTCGTCGTCCAGCATCCCGACGAGGGTGGCGACCCGTTGGCGTGCTTGGGTCAGATGGTACCGCGCCTGGGCGGCGGTCATCGTGCGCACGTCAGCGGTCGCCGTCCGTTCCGTGGTGCTACTCACCGCGATTGTCCCACCACTCGTCCATTTGCCGCTGCCTCCGTCGTTCGCTGGCCGTGTCCTGCGCGTACACACCGAGCACACCGAGGGCGAACGCCACGACGATGATCGACAGGATAATCAGGATCTCGCTAACCATAAGACGCCTCCACAACAATCACGCGGTCGTCGCCGACGCCGTGCCGCGCACGGTCACGCGCGGTTGCGATCCTTGCGTACCCCTCGCGGATCAACTCGTCGACGGTGACGGCGTTTTGCTTAGTTTTCGCCAACCATCCGACGGTGCGCAGGTGCTCCAGCGCCTTCGCTACAGCGTGGCGGCGCTTGGATGCCTTTCCTTTTGCGGCACACATCATATCACGACGACACGCGGCGCAGTGCGCGATGCAGTCGCTTGCTGGGGATAGCTTGCATCGTTCACAGAGTCGATGCGTGACGACGACCTTGGGCAACAGCTCGTCCTCGTAGCACTTCACCTGCGCGGGCCTGTGTTGCTTCGGGCGTTCGTCGTCGACGATCACGCCACAGGAAAAAAGGAAATCAGCCATTGCGCACGCTCCACAGGTCGAGGTCGTCGGTGCCATCCCATCCATCGATCGGCCACGCAGGAGGCGGCACGCCAGAGGCGCGGAACACCTCGACGGCAGCGAGGACGCGCCATCGTTGCATGGGGACGATATTGCGCTCCCACCGCATCAGCGTCGTCGGCCGCACCGACAGCGCAAGGGACAGGTCACGCTGCGACCACTGCGCCACTTTGCGAGCGAAGACAAGGGCCTCGCCACCGCCGCGCATCACCGGATCGCGGCGCTTGACGAAGTTTCGTTGTCGTAGCTTTTCCCTGTTCTCGAGGTCGCGGAGGCGCCTCCGCATGTCGTCGATCTGCTGCTGTAGCGTGTCCACGTCGTCACTCCGCAAACATGGTGGGGGTGTAGCCGTTCGCCAACCGCTTGGTTGCGATGTCGTAGTGCTCGCGCTTCTGCTCGCTGCCCACGCATCGTCGGCCTTCGATCATCGCCGCAAGCGCCGTCGTGCCTGACCCGATGAAGGGGTCGCAGACGAGGTCACCGGGGCGACTGTAATCGCGCACGATGGAGCGCATCAGGTCGAGGGGCTTGGCGCCTGCGATGCCGACGCCCTTTTCTGTCGGTGCTTCGTACGCGCCTGGGAGGCACCCCCACGTCGAGAATTCGCGCGTCCGCGGCCTGCTGACCATCGCATACACCGCCCACGACGACGGGCCATCCCCGACAAGGCGCGGGCGCTTCTGGATGATTGGCACAGGCGCGAACGTGGCGCGTCCTGCGTTTCGGAATGCTTGTTCGTACGCGCCAATCAGATCGTGCGACGTCATGGCAAGCATCCACCCGCGACACCGTGGCGCCCACGATTCGACAAATGCGATGACCTCGCTGGGCGTCATCGCGTCGTAGGCGATGGCGGTCCGCTCGGCGCCGTCGGGCAATTCGCTGCCTGCGATGTGGGCGTTGGTCGCCTCGTGCGTCCGGGCCCCGTAGGGTGGGTCGGTGATCACCGCATCGACACGATCGATCTGCGCCAGCGCGTCCTGCCAGCGTCCGAGATACAATTGTGCTGTCATACTCTCCCTCGTCGACGTGGGCGTCAGGTGCCGCCCATCTCCTTATAGATTTTCTGCACCAAGCCCCAATCGCGGTCGGTGAACGCGCTTTCGGGCTTGCCCTTGCTTTCGCTCACGGCCCGCTTTGCGCGGGCCCACTTCGCCTCGTCACGTTGGCCGGGCACGGGGCCCCTCCTGTCGCGGGAACATCGCCCGGTGCTGCTCCACCATCCGCAGATAGCTGGCGACCAGCGCCCGTTCCGCGTCGCCGAATTCTGCCTCAAGCTTGTTCAATGAACCCTCGGCGAACATCACCGCGGACAGCGCATGGATCTCGTCCTCGGTCATCGCCGCAAGCTCGTCCGGCGTCGGTCGTTGTCGCATATATCCTCCACCCTTGAGAGTACCACGGACAGGTCAGGTCGGACCCTCGGTGTCGTGAAGTGCAATCACATCGGCATAGCGCCGCTCCTGCTTCACTTGCTGCGCCGCCGCGCATTCCTCAAGCGTCAGGCCGAGCAAGGTCGCGCACTCGCTGAGGCACCACAAGACGTCCCCGAGCTCGTCCCGCACCTCGGCCAGCGTGATTGTGTCGCCCTCGGTCAGCGACCACCGTCGCACGGCGTCCGCGACCTCGCCCGCCTCCGCACACAGCCACAGGGCTGCCATCGCCTGCCGGTCGGTCTGGGGCGCCCACGGCTGCGTCTTGCGCAGGCTCGACCGCGCACACCGGGCCTGTAGGTCATCCAGCGTCGTCATGGGCCTCCCTGGGCAGCTTCGCGCTGCCGCGTGCGTGGTACACGATCAAGGCCCCGCAGAACACACGCCAACCCGCGTCCAGCGTCTCGCTGTCGATGGCAATTTCGTTGACGTTCTCGCCGTCGATCGGGACGTGAAACACAAGCCCCCCGTCGATGTCCGTCCCGTCCGGATGGCGAATCCATAGGTGCCGATACGCGGCAAGCTGCGGGACCACCTCGTCGTGTGCGTGCTTGCCCGTCTTGAGATCGGCGACGAACCACCGCCCGCCGCGCTCCACGATCATGTCGAGCGTCCCGCCGTAGCCGGGCAGGTCGCCCATGCGCCACGGCACGCTGTCGACGCTGTGGGCGACCTCGACAGCGACGACGCGGTCGCAGGTTGCTTCGATGTGGGCGATGGCCCGCTGCGCACACTCGGCCACCTTCGCCGACTCGGGGTCGGACACGTCGACCACGACGGCCTCGCCGCGGAAGTGCGCCTCGACCATGGCGTGCGCTCTCGTCCCGAGGTCTGCTGCCTTGTCGCGGCGAGCGAATACCGCAGCCCTGCCGAGGATCCTCGCCTGGTCAGGCGGCAGCCCGTTGGCGCACGCATCGGCCGTCGCTTCCGCGGCCACCGTCGCGGCCCATCCAATCAGTGCGGGCTTTTCCAGCACCCCGAGGACGGTGGTGACGCCCGGCAGGCGCTTGCCGTTGGCGTCTTTGTATTGTCGTCGTGGCTTCTTCGTCATGGTGTCTGCCCCTTCATCTCTTTTCGCACTTGGTGGACAAGGTCTTTGTGACAGCCGAGTCGTGTAACGATGGCCGTCGTTTCGACGCCCTTGCGCAGCAGATCAGCAATGCGCTCGCGCTTGGCGGTGTCTGGTTTACGGCCGGTCACGTCGTCTCCCCTTGCGCTTTGGCGATGGCCGCGCGCAGCACGGCCACGTCGTCGGGGGCGAAGTCGACGGTGATGAACTTTGCGAACGGCGGGACGTTCACCCTGTTCTCCCGCTCCATGATGCGAAGCGCGAGCGTGCAGGCCGCACGCAGACGTTCGATCTCCTCTTGCGCCGCGTCCAGTCGCTTTGCCTCGACGCGGGCCGCCAACAGGCGCAGGGCTTCGTCGCGTTCTTCGATGGCGGCGTCTCGCTGCTCGACAATCTTCGCCGTCAGTTCGGCGTCGATGCAAACATGGCAGACAAATTGGGCGCGCTTCACGTCGTCTCTCCCTTCGCCTTGGCGATGGCGGCGACAGCTGCGTGCATTTCCTGCGTCCACGCGGCATATGCCACCGCACTGAAACTGCGAGCCAGAACCTCCAATGCCGCCAGCAGATCAGGCGCGGCGGCGATGAGGTGGGCGTGCTCGGCTCCGCTCGGGTCAGGTTCGACGCCTGCGTGGACGTCGCAGATACAGGCGATGCCGGCGTCATCCCATACGCACCAGCGGCCATCGACAGCTTCGGCAAACCACGGTCCCGGTGTGTGCTTCGTCGTCATGTCGCCCCCTTCGCTTTGGCGATGGCCGCGCGCACCTGCTCGCCGATGATCGTCGCAGTGTTTCTGCTCCATGTCGTCGCAGCTACCGCCTCGCACGCTGCCAGCAGGTCAGGCGCGGCGGCGATGAGGTGCAAAGCCTCGCGATCGCTGTGACTGTTTTGTCCGACGTCGCAGATGTGCGCGCCACAGTAACATGTAATCGTCCAATCAAGATTGCTTGTGTGCCATCCTTTTGAACAAACATGCGCCGTCATGCGTCTCCCCATGTCAACGCGATCTGCACCGCGTACTGTTTCGGCTCACCCTTGCGTTGTTCGTACCGCCACGCGATCGGGCCGCGCGGCCCATCATCGACGCCGAAGAACGCGGCGACCTCGTCGCGGATCGACTTGAACGCGCCCGCAAGGTTGTCGTCGTCGAGCATGCGCGGCGCGATGCGCGCCAGCGTGCATGTCGTCGGCGGCCTCGACAGGATCGGGCGACGGTGCGCGTGCATCGCCCACCCCACCGTGGCCCGTTCCTTCTTCGCGCGTGCTGCCCTGCGGGTCCAGTGAACGCGCGCGTTGAGCGCGGCGCCGAGGCGCAAGCCTTCGATCGGGATCACTGCTGTGATGATCACGACTTGCCCTCCCGTACCTGGCGCCTGATTTTGCGGACCATCGTCAGCCCGCATCCTGCACGTTCGGCAATCACTGTCTCGGTTAGACCGAGCGCGATTAGGCGCAGGATGACCTCGCGCTTACGCTGCTTTTCCATCGACGCTGGGCTCGTCATTCCCACACCCGTACGCTAAGGGCCGGCGCAAGGTCGCCGCCGAAAAGGGCCGCCAGCCGGTCGCAGCAGTAGTCATCGGGGACGGCGCGTTCCTGTTCCCACAGGCAGACCGCTTGGCGCGTCACGCCGCACACGGTGGCGACGTGCGACAAGCTGTAGTTTCTCGCGACCCGCAACGCCGCCAGTCGCTCGCCGTTGAGCCTGATTCGCTTCGGTCCCCTGTACCTGTCGATCACGTCACACCTCGGAAAAAGCGCCCCGACCTTCCGACCGACAGAGCCCGACGACGGAATGTCGTCGGTTTGCCGCGCTCGGGGCCACACGCGGCGGGATGTCACTCGCCCTGCGCGACCTTGCGCCGGGCAAGGAACGCCGGGGCATTCGCCGCAGGCTTCGCCGCAGGCTTCGCCGCAGCGGAACCGCCGACGGTGGGCGCCGCGGGCTTCGGCGCGGTGGGTGCCTGACCGGCGACGGCCTCGCGCCGCTTGATTTTGTTCTTCGCCTCCCACTCGCCCTTGGCTGCCTCGACGTCGACGGCGGCGACGCACTCGCGCTCAAGCATCGGCGCGAGGCTCGACCCGCCCACGCCGTAGGCTGCGAGCATGCGCACGACGTCAGCGCGACCGCGTGCCATGACCTTTCCGTCGGCGTGGGCCACGACGTAGCGCGACCAGATCTTGCGCCCGCGGTACTGCGACTCGTCGTCGCAGATCGTCTCTTCGATGCTCGCCATGATCGTCGTCGGGTTGTTCTTCGACGGCGCCACCTTCGCCGACGTGCACGTCACGCGGTACCGGCCTGGCGGCAAGAGATCGAAGGACGGCGCCTCGACCGTTGCGGTGTCGAACCCAAGATCCATGTCGTCGGTGCCATTGTTGTCGTCGTTCCAGTCGCTCACGTCGTACCTCTGTCGTGTTGGCGCGTGCCTATCTCGCGCGTTCGGCTGGTGGCCCGTGACGTGGGCCAGTCGTTCAACCCGTGATCTTCGCGACGACCGCGCCCAAGTCGGCCGGTTCGTACGCGTCAAGCTTGCCGCTGCGGTCCTTCGCTACCGACTTCCCGTCGGTGGCGGTCAGCAAGTAGCGGCTCGCCACCTTGCCCCCGCTCCCGTCGTCCTCGTCGATGACGACAAGGCGAAAGACCTCGTCGAAGAGATAGGGCAGCGCCTCGCCAAGTTTGGCGCCTGGCATGCCGATGCTGTGGCTGACCCTGCTCGTCGCCTCGTCCTTCGTGCTCGCCAACTTCGCGGAGAAGTACACGCCGCAGGAAAGGTCGCGGAAGGCGCGCATGATCTTGACCATCTCGTCGGACAAGGCGCCGTACGCCTGTCGCGGATCCTTGGTCTTCGCCTTCTCGCTCGACAGCACGACTTCTGCGATCTCGCTCACGCTGTCGAGCACGACCCACGCGTAGCCGTGGTCGCCAGCGCGCAGTTCGGCGTAGACGGCGCGCAGGGCTTCGATGGAGGTCACCTCGACCACGTCGGCGTCGATGTCGGCGCCTGCGAGGGACAGCAGCCCGGCTTCCGCGGAGATGATCAGGATCTTCCCGGTGAGCGACGCGATCAGCGTGGTCTTACCGACGCCAGCGTTTCCGTACACGAGGATCTTTGGTGCGCGGGCATCAATCGCCTCGCGCAGACGAATCTTGAGCGACTGCATGTCAGCCTCCGATCTGGGCAAAGTAGATGTCGACGGGGATGCCGCGTCGGACGGCCTCTCGCATGATGGCGCGACGAAAAGCGGGGCGGAGTGTGGTCCACGACATGATGTGATCTCCCTGTGTTGCTGTGTGTGTCGGTGCTCAGATGCGGGCGGCGAGGGCGACGGCGTCACGCTCGGCGGCGTCGACGGCGAATGCCGGGCGGACTGTGTCGCACTCGGCGACAATGCGGCCGTTGCGGGCGACGAGCGCGCCGTGGCACGTCGTGGCGCCGCGGATGATGCGGATGCGGAGGGTCTTGCCGGACTTCGTGGTGATGGTCGTGGTCTGCATGTCTGCGTCTCCCTGCTTTGCGGCATCGCCGCGTTGGTGAAGTCATCCTAGCGGTGATCTGTTGCCGTGTCAAGCGCTCGCTTGACGAAAATGCAGATCAAGGCTAAGGTGGCGTCACAACGCGGCGCGGGATGGATCTGCGCGTGATCGGGAGGTGATCGGGTGAAGCTACGGGACTACCAACAAGCCGCGGTCGACGCGGTGCTCAAGTATTGGGAGCGCGGCGGAATGCACCCGCTCGTCGAGGTGCCCACGGGCGGGGGCAAATCTGCGATCCTCGGCGAGCTTGCCCGCGTCGTCGTGCAGGACTGCGGCGGGCGTGTGGTGATCGCCACGCATCGCGCCGAGTTGATCGAGCAGGACGCCGCGGCGTGTCGGTGGATCTGGGGGGAGCGTGCTCCGGTGGCGATCTGGTCCGCGTCGCTGGGCCAGCGAGGCACAGCACCGATCACCGTCTGCGGCGTGCAGACCGTGGCGAAGAAGGCGCGCGACTTGGGCGTGGTCGACGTGCTGATTGTCGACGAGGCGCACCTCATCCCCCCGGATGGGGACGGGCAGTATCAGACGCTCGTGCGTGGCCTGCGCGAGATCAATCCCGCGCTACGGGTCGTGGGGCTGACTGCCACGCCGTACAGGCTGTCACAGGGCTACCTTACCCAAGGCGACGGGGCGCTATTCACGTCGATCGCCTACCGTGTCGACGTGGCGAGCCTGATTGCGCAGGGGTATCTCGCGCCGCTGGTGACGGGTGCGGTCGGGGCGCAGATCGACACCGACGCCCTGTCCGTGCGGGCGGGGGAATTCGCCGCGCGAGACCTCGAGCTTGCCGCGGACGTGGCCACCGTGACCGAGCGCGTGGCCGATGACGTCACGGCGGCGCTCGACAGTGGGCGCACGTCGGCGTTGCTTTTCGCGTGCAGCGTGCAGCACGCGCACCATCTGGCCGCGGCGGTGCAGGCCCGAGGACGTGAGGCGCTTGTCATCACGGGCGACACCGAGCCTGTGGTGCGATCTGCGATCATCGGTCGTTTCCGTCGGCGTGCCCTGCCGTGCCTCGTCTCCTGCGACGTGCTGACGACGGGATTCGATGCGCCCGTCGTCGACGTGCTCGCGATAGTGCGCGCCACCTTGTCGCCGTCGCTGTACGTCCAAATTGTCGGGCGCGGAATGCGCCCCGCCGAAGGGAAGACCGACTGTCTGGTGCTTGACTACGGCGGGAACATCGCAAGGCACGGTCCCGTCGACGAGGTCAGGATCAAGCCCAAGACGGGCAAGGGTGGCGGCGAGGCGCCCGTGAAGACGTGCGCCAACTGTGCCGCCGAGCAACCGGCGTCGGCGCGGATGTGTAGCGAGTGTGATTGCGAGTTTCGCCCACCGGAGAAGCGGGCGAACGAGCAGGCGTCGTCTCTGCCCGTGCTGTCGACAGGAGCGATTGACGGCAGGCGCGCCACGTCGGCGAGGCACGCGGTGGGGAACGTGGAATTCTTCGTCCACAAGAAGCGCACGGGTGGCGGGCCACCTACGGTGCGCGTCGACTACTACGCGGCCGAGCCGCCGGATGCGTCGTCGGCGTGGGTGCCGACGAAGATCGCAAGCGAGTGGATCTGCGTCGAGCACGAGGGCTTCGCCGCCGCGAAAGCCTCGACGTGGTGGGCGCGGCACGTCGGGACGAAGATGCCTTCGACGGTGGCCGAAGCCGTCGAGCGACTGAAAGCGGGCGAGATGCGGCGCGTGGTGTCGATTGAGACCAAGCCCGATGGCGACTACACGCGCGTCGTGCGGCTAGTGCAGGAGGCAGGGCGGCAGCCTGGCGCAGATGACGACGCGGGCGATGCGCCTGCGACGACGGAGACGGAAAAGCTAGCCGACCCGTTCAATGGCGACGATCTGCCCTTCTGAAAAGAAAAAAGCCCGGCGTGAGCCGGGCGCATCGACGAGGGAGAGACGGCGACGCGTGACGAGCATAGCGCATGGCGTGACAGCCGCAAGGGTGCGCGGTAGGATGCGATTCGGAAGCGGTGGGGACGCCGCAAGGAGGATAGGTGAAAATCAGCGAATTCAAGAACGCGAAGGCCGTTCGGCCTGAGCTTGTCTCTATTTCCGTCGACGACTTTGAGGCGCGCTGCCGTGCGTTCGTCGAAAAGCCCTTGGTGCGGTCGCCCGTCGAGGACGAGGTCAAAGATCGACCGGGCGAGGCGGAAAACATCTACCGGCACGCCGAGACAAAAGAGCGTGGCGCGGCGTTCGCCCCTGTCGTGCTCAAGGCAGGCACGACGCGCAAGGCAGCCAACGTGGTCGAGGTCCACGCATTCGTCGCCGACCTCGACGACGTAGGCGACGACGTGGTGGATGGCATCCTGCGCACACTGGAATCGGCTGGGGTGCGGCACTGGGGCTGGACCACGTTCGGGCATGGCTGGAAGCACCCGCGCGGCGCATGGCGCATCGTGGTGCCTTTTGCGGCGCCCGTCGTCGTCGAGGATACGCCCGGCCTGTGGTTGGCCGTCTGGTCGCGCATCGGCGAGGCGCTCTTTCGTGGTGCCGTCGACGGCTCGACGAAAGACGCCTGCCGGCTGCACTTCTACGCAGGCGCGCCGCTGATCGTGGGCACACTTGAGCGCGGTTGGTGGGAGAATGACGCGCCGCTGTGGACCTCCGGCGGCGTCGAGGTGCTCGACCCGACGGCAATCGTCGAGGACGCGCGCGCGAGCCTTGCCGCGACGGTGGCGGCGAACGCAGCGCGACCGAAGACGTCAATCGCAGCGGAGGCGATGACCGAGGCCGAAGCCGTGCGCCAGTGGGGCGCGGCGACGCTCGCGCGCGAGCTTGGCAAGCTCGGCGCCGTGCCCGACAAACAAAAGCACGACGCGCTGCTGCGCACGGCGCGCCTGCTCGGTGGATACGTCCCCCACGCGCTGTCAGAGGGCGAGGTTTTTTCCTCGCTCGTGGGCGTGCTGGGCGTGTGGCGGGCGCAGGGAAAAAGGGTGGGGCCGCAGGCGAAAGACGAGGCCACGATCCGCGACGGGATCAACCACGGCAAGGGCGATCCGATCTGGCCGAAGTCGCGCGAGCTTGACCGCTACCTCTACACGCTCGACGTCGTCGACGAAGAGGTCCTCGCGCGCGTCAACGAGTGGGCCGAGAGGGCGGCGGCGGGAGAAGACGTTAACGCGGACGACGTCGAGGGCGTGGACGTCAC